ATATAGGCGCGGTTCGTGTTGTTGTCCGCACCGTTGAAGGCGTTGGAGGGATCGTTAACCCATGGGCACATGGTGCCCACTGCGACGTAGACGCCGGCATCCATAGCAATTTGGATTGTTTCAAGGAAATATGCGAGAGTTGCCGGCCCGGTTCCGCTGCCGACCGAGTTGTTCACGGACGGCCGATAGAACAGGATATGCGGGTGCATCGGCAACAGGTAATTCTGCAGCATCGCGCGGTGGCTGGTGGCGTTCGAGCCTGAGATGGCTTGGTTGCCGCCCGTCGTGTATCTGTCGCTCGATGGGTTGAACGCCGTGGTATCGGCTGACCAGTTATCGTGCCGGAAGCGCTGATGTATCATAAGCGCAAGGTTCAGTTCACCCGCGTTGGTGGCCCACATGTTGGTTGTGCCAGGGCTTGCCCCTTCGACGCCATGGGCAACCAGACTATCCCCGATGGTTCCTATCTTCGGATTGGTGAATTGCGGGTAGGCATCACTACCGCCCCCACCGCCCTTGTTCGCGATGGAGAGGGATAGTCCAAGCGTGAGGCTCATGGGCGAGATCCGTATTTCTTGATGAGGTCGTCGTAGAAAGACACCGTGCGCCCCTGGCGGGCGTTGGCGCGGTCGAGGGCTTGCCGCTCGCGGGCGAGGATAGAAATCAACGGCTGGCTGTTGCCATGCGGCATGTTGTTATTCCTCGATTTTTGGGGTAAAAATAGCGAACCCGCCGAGCGTTCCAGCGCTGCGACGGGTTCTAACCAAGGAAGCATCGGAGGCTCCACATGGCTAATTCCCGTTTATGCTCGATGTCGGACTGCGACAAGCCCCATTTCTGCAAGGGGTTTTGCAAGATGCACTACACTCGGATATTAAGACATGGAGACCCGCTAGGCGGCCGTACGCCACGTGGAGAGCCTATGCGATGGATTCACGAAGTGGCTATTCATCACCTTGGCGAGGACTGCCTGATGTGGCCTTATTCAAAGGGAGACCATGGCTACGGGAAACTCACGGCGGCTGACGGGAAGAGAGTTGGAGCCCACCGTTACGTTTGCCAACTTGTGCGCGGCGATCCTCCGACACCGGAACATGAAGCGGCACACTCGTGTGGACAAGGCCATATCGGATGCGTCAATCCTCACCATTTGGAATGGAAGACTCATACAGAAAACGAAGCCGACAAACGCGCCCACGGCACCCACACCCGAGGTGAACGGAGCGCTAGAGCCAAGCTCACCGAGCAGCAGGTCATCGATATCGTTGATCTTAGAGGTGTCGAGTCTCAAACCAAGCTTGCTAAAAGGTTCGGAGTGTCGCCTGGAACGGTGGCCGACATCCACTGCGGCAAGAAATGGGGTTGGCTAACGGGCCTCGCCAAATAACCGACTGGTCTCATCGTAGAATTTCCCACAGCGGGTTATGCGAGCGTTGGCCTTGTCGAGTTGCCCACGCTCGCGGACGAGCACTGAACGAAGCTCAACGCCGACATCGATGGCTGCGTGCGGCGTGATCTCCCGACAATCCTGCGGGTAATCTGGAAGAACAACCGAAGCCTTAATCGCTCCTTGGGTCGTCGCGGCCTTGTTCAGCCTTTCTGTTGCGGTGCAGCCGCTAATGATGATTGACGAAATCAACATCAGCACGATCGGCAACGCACTTGCGGTTCTTTTCCGAAAGCTGGAGTTCATAGGATCGGATCTCGTTCTCGAGGGTGTCTTTGGCGGCCTGTTCGGATGCCTGGGCGGCTTCGAGGCGCTTGCGGTGTTCTTCCGTAGCCTGGGCGGCTGCGTTGCGCTGGCGTTCCATCTCGGTGGCTTTGGCTTCGGCTGCGGTCTTCTCGGCTACGAGGACATAGCCGGCGCGGGCTTCACGAGCTGCGGATGGGTAGCCCACGGTCACGGCATAGAGGTGATAGAGGGCCAGCCCTGCGAGGATGCTGGCGCCGAGCTTGAGGCCGTCAAGGATGCCAAACATCAGATGCCTTCCAGGCAGAACTGGCGTTCCTTCTGCCGGCGCCGGGTGAGGCCGGGGAAGACGATCCCCGCGGCGCGGTTCCACTTCAACAGCGCCTCGCAGCCTTCCGCCGTCTTACCCTGATTGATGAGCTTGACCGCGCTCGAGCCACACGCAGCCTTTACGCCGACATTGTACGAGAACGAAGTCAGGGCGACGAAGCGAGCATCAGGCAACGGGACAGTGACGCACTTCTCGATGCCGGCGGCGTACTTCTGCAGTTCGAGCGAGAGAAGCGCCTTGCATTGGGCGACTGTCTTGTAGTCTCCCGGCTTTACGCCATTGGTGCTGCCATAACAGATCGTCCACGGCTGCCCTTGTGTGGCCGGATCGGGATAGGCGTTTTGCCGAAGCCCCTCGAAGCTGCCGACGAGTGCCACAGCCATTGCAGCCGCAGCGCTACCCTTCTGAAGGCGGTTTGCCATTCAAATCCCCTGATACTTTCTGTTGGACAAAAATTCGGGCGATGATCGCTGCGACGGCCAGGAGGCCGGTGATCGCCGACATGGCGAGCTGGATGTAGATGTTCCGGGAAACCCAGGTGGCGGCGACGAAGGTGTAAATCGGCTCAAGGATGATGAAGAACAGCGCCAGGACCATTAGCCTGACACTCCAGGCGTGCTTGATGATCGCGCGCCAGTTGTTGACGAGCATGGGGATCTCCGAGTAGGGTCTTGGGATGCTAGAGCTTCTGAACTGGTCCGCTCATCTCTTCGACGCTATCCCGCGCCGAGTCTTTCGCGCGTTCTTCCCTGAGACGCCGCGACCGGCTGACTATTTCTGGTCGAAATACGATCCGATCTTTCCGCCTGTCGTTCGGCTGACCGATGGCACATGGTCGGGGAATGGCGTGATGTGGCGCCGCCGTCGCCGTGAAGACGACCGCTGGGAATACCGGCAAGACATGGAAACGCTTGAAGAGCAGATGGATCGTATCGCTTAGGGGGTGTTGCCGCTGAAGGTCGAGCCGTTGAGCGTCAGTGTCGCGCCGGCCATTGCAAAGCAGCCCTTGGCATCGAATGAGCCCCCAGACGCTACCGTGATATTGACAGGCCCACGAAATGTCACGTCTCGAAGCACAAGCTGGCTTGTCGCATCAACCGTAATGTCGTCATAGCCGATCTGGCCGCCGTCGATCATGATGCCCTTGGAATTGTAGATCTGGATTTTGCCCTGATCTGCGCCAGCCTGCCCCCCGATGAAGTTCGAGCCGCCGATGTAATGGCCGAGCGTCACATTCTGGCAGGAGAGATTGTAGCTGTTATGTCTGGAGTTCCAGCCGATGACCGAGCCATGGCCGTTGTTCGTGCCGCCCGAGATCAGCAGCCCGACAGAGCAGAAGGTGGTCTGGCCGTTGGCAATGTTGCTATTGCCGGAATCCACCGTGATGCCAAAGACGCAGTCCGATACATTCGTCCCGGAGATGAAGACCCCTTCCCCGGTGTCATGTAGGTAGATGCCGCGGAAGCAATGCGAGATGTGGCCGCCACGGATTGAGCCGCCGTCTTGCCACGACGGGGTCTGCGAAACGTCAATGCCGATCGCCACCCGTTTGATAATCGGATCAGTGATTGAAAAGGTCTTTGCCTGCTTGACCTTGATGCCGAAGGTTGAGCCATCGACAGGATTGCCAGGATCGCCGTACCCCGAATAGAGCGGGCCCGAGCCAAGAAGATTGAATGAAGGCAGGATGAATTCTGCCGTGTTGGTAAAATCGACCATAAAAAGTCCTATTCGTAAAGGATATTGACGGAGCCGGCGTCAAAGGTGTCGGTGCCGTTGCCGGTCTTGATGCGGATGCGGTCGAGAGTTGCCGATGTGGATTTAGAACCGGCGCCAGTGAGAACGACCGGCGTTGCATCAGAGCGGGCGAGCTGCGAAGAAAACGCCCATGTGTTCGTGGACGAATTCAAGAGCGTCAGGAAGGCTATGCCGTGATAGACGGCCGCCGCCGCGCCACTGCCACCAGTAAGCAGAAACTCGGTCGTCGAGGTCTGCGTGTTGCCAGTCCCGCAAAGGTAGCCACTCGTTTCGATACCACCACTGTCGCCGATCTGGAGGTTGAAACCTGTTGTTCCGTTTGTCGAAAGCCCTTCTACCGAGATCGTGATGCGCTTTGCCCATGACGGGATGCCGGTGAAATCGACAGCAGTTCCAGAGGCAGTGACAGCCGTTCCCGAGACGAGGCCGTTGGCCCCCACCCGCGTATAGCTCGTCACCCGCCAGTTGCCAGAGCCGAGAGAGACGGCCTCAAGGCTATCCCCGGCCGCAGTGACCACGTTCCCACCCTGCGGGAGAATAAGCGACGTTGCATTGTGGGTGAGCGTCAGGATACCAGAGAAGACAAGGCGGCGGAATGTGCCGGCTGCTGCCGTGCCGAAAGCCGTGATGGTCGTGGTGCCGGTAACGGTGACGTTCTGGCTCGTGACGGTGCTGAGATCGGTCGTGGCAGCAGATGCGATAGTCGCGAATGGCTGCAGTTTCGGATTGAGGCTCGACAGCTTCTCGGTGAAGAAAGCCGTGCCGTTGCAGATGATGACTTCGGACTGGCCGTTCGGGATGACCAGCGTAGCCGCGCCGTCGATCGTCTCGGCCCCGTTCGGGTCAATCGTGATATCGGCGCCATCGGCAATGACGGTGTAATGCCAGCCGGTGCCGAGTGTCGCGGCTGCGGTCAGGCTGACGGTGGCCGTGGCGGTATAGCGGTGAACGGCGTTGTTGTCATTGAGGAGCGCTGTGTAGTTGCCAGCCTTGACGGCATACGCCACCTTCCCATCAACGCCGCTGCGCAACTGCGCCATGAGGGTGCGGAAGGCGTCATCGAAGTTGGAGACGGCGTTGGTGCCGAGAATGCCAGTGCCGCCGATATCCGTGTTATTGGATGCCGTCGTATCCCAATCGAGGAACGTGTTCTTCGCCATTTGCTATTCCTTACCAGAGACCAGGGCTCATCTTGCCGTCGACGGCATCGCGGAACTGTTTGCTTTCCGAGTAAGATCGGCGGCCGGATTCATCGAGCGCCGCGTATCCTGTTTTCTGCTGCTTGTTGTTCGGATTGGCTGGCGGCGCTTCCGGGAAGAAATTCCGCTGTGCGATGGTCTTGCCGAGAAGGCCGCCTGCAATTGCACCGATCGGGCCGAGTGCGAGACCACCGAGCAGACCGCCACCCAAGCCGCCGAGCAGGTTTTGCCGCTGCATCGCTTGGCGCGTTCTGTCGGCATAGGCTTGGAAGTCTGCGGGGTTCGTCTGCTGGAGTGGACCACCGAGCAGGTCGCCTTGCGGTTGACCAGCCATCCCAGGCGATACCGGCGCGGATACTTCCGGGGGCTGGACGGCCGCCGTGTTGATCGAGTCCGGTTGGGTCGTCACTCTCGGATCCACGTAGCCAGCGACCGGCGCTGGAGCTTGACCAGGCCATGACGTTGCCGGCCCGAGAAGGCCCGGAAGTTCGCCAGCATCAAGCGCCTGATCGAGCAGCCCGCGCTGGAGCTGCTGAGGCGTCGTTGCCAGCGTTCCGGGCGTGCCGAAGCGTTCTGGGTCGAACTGTGCCGGGACATCGGCAGGGAGGCGACCTGTCTTCCCGGTGGGAGAGCCAAACCTGCCATAGTCGAAGCTTGCCGGCTGTGGAGTGCCGAAGCGGCCATTGTCAAAGGCTACGGGTGTCACGTCGGGCAATGCCTCCCTTTGGACAGGAGAAGGAGTGGCTGGGAAAGAGGGGCGATACGCCGCGTCCGTCAGGACAGCATCAAAGGGGTTCTCTGCCGGACGCGGGGTCGGAGTTGCCGTATAGGCGTTGACGTTCGGGATATCCTCAGGCGGCGTGTAGCTGTTCCATGCGTTGCGCATGAACGATTTCGAGCGCGTCGGCTGGTTGTATGGCGAGCCTGGGAGCGATGCCCAAGTTCCGTTTGCGTCCTTGACGAAGCCATCGATATCGCCGGACAGAACGTTGTCGAGAGCGCCAGAACGGTCCAAAAGGCCAACCGCAGCGACATCCTGGCTGCGGGGGCCGAAGTCCGTCAGCCCAAGCTGGCGCTCCATGTCGCCCCAACTGCTGTTGAGGAACTGATACCCGCCGGCGGCGCTTGTCTTGCTCCTATGCCCGGAATTGTCGCTGAACGAGCTAAGTGTCCCGGGGTGGCGGCTGAGGTCATCAATCCTTCTGCCGCCGAAACCCACAGAATACGGGTCTTGATATTTCGCCGTCCCTTCCGCGGCGCGGATCGACGCTAGCGCGCGCTGAACATTTGGATTAGAAAGGAGGGATTCATAGTATTCACGGCGTGATGCCATGTGGCCCTCGCAGTAAGGAATGTTGAGTTGAACGATAAGTTTGAGAAGCGCTTGGACCTGCACGAAAGCGAATGGTCCAAGGCTGGGAAGAAAGAACCCTTTTGGGGGCCTGGGGCTTACTGGTTCTTCAACGTGACGCTGCCGCTGCTGGTTCTAGCAGTCATTGGATCTCAGATAGCGAAGTTCATCTACCGCGCTGCACTTGGCTACTGACGCCGGCCGCCAATGGCCCGATCAGAGGTAGAACTTTGTTCGAAATCGCGTTCAACACTGGCGCATTGCCGCTAGCGGCAGCATTCCGAACGGCGTCTATGGTGCGCAGTGCAGCCTTGTCGACAGAACGGGCAGCACCATAGCCGACCGCGCCAGGAACAGCCATCCCGATAGCGCCGCCGACCGGTCCGCCTACCATCGTGCCGATCGTTCCGCCTACCCCAGACCCGATCCCGACAGAGACAGGTCCACGTGGAGCAAACTTCGCCAGCCACTTCGTAAGCGCGGGGCTCGTCTCTGCTTTCGCCAACTGGCGGATGTACTTGATTTCGTCGCCGGTAAAGCCCTTGACCTTGCCCTTAACGATCTGCGTGTAGAGCTGAGACGCCTTGTCGCGCAGCGCATTCTCCATGCCAGACTGCGAATAGCGGCCGGATTTCACGTCTGCCAGGTCAAACATGTCTTCAAGCAACTGCGTCTTCGAACGCTTGGCCCATAGATCGTCGGCTTCCCGGAAGGTCTTGAGGGCCTGTTGCGGGCCGGTAAGATGGGCCTGCTGGGCGTTGTCGGCAAACGATGTCAGAATGTCACGCATGCGCAACAGCGTGCGCTCATCCCCTGCCTCGGCACCGCGGATTGCCAGATCGATTTCCTGGCGCAACTCATGGAACGTTTGCAGATCCATCGGCTTGCCGCGCAATGCTTGAACATCTTCGACAATACCGGCCGTCTTGGGCCTGAGCTTCTCATTGAGGCGCCCAGCAGCGAACGTCATGTTGTTAACGATGTTGTCAGTTGCCTGGGGCTTGATCGCGACACCGGCCTGATACGCCTGATCGTACAGCGCCTTAGATGCTACCTTCAGTTCGTCTGCGGACGGTGCTGCAGCGCTTGCAGCCTTGCGGGCCGCGCGGGAAGCCAGAGCGTCACCAGCTTTCGAAAGCAGGCCGCCGAGACCGGCGCCGAGAGCGCCGCCGACTGCCGCACCCGTCAACCGATCGCCTGGCTTAGCCTCGCCAGCGCCAGTGACCGCCCCATAGCCGCCAGCCTCGATAGCCGCAGCGCCAGTTCGGCCAACGACAGGAAGAGAGCGGCCGGCGAGAACGTTGGGCAAACCACGAGCCATGATGAGGCCGCCGCCGATGTCGCCTGCGAGCGATGCATCCGGGTTCTGTTGCCTCATGGCCGTCTTCTTGGCGTCCTCCTGGGCCTGTGCAGTGGCGTAATCAGTGTTGCCCGCAAGAGAACGAAGACCTGCGACAGCTTCATCATCCCAACCCATCAGCGGCGCGCGCTGTGCGGCGCTGGCGCCGGCATCGAGTGAACGGGCAATCGCTCCCAAGGGGTTATAGGCGCCCGCATAGATGCCGCTGCTGTAATATTCGTCGCGCTTTGCTTTAGCAGCGTCTACTGCGGCTTCGGCTGGGTCCGGCTGTTTCGGAGCCTCATCAGGACCGCCATATGTCGCCCGCATGGCCTTGACGATGACATCATCGGTTGTGCCATCGGGGAACTCGACGATTTCGCCGTTTGGTGCTTGGATCTGGACCGGCATTTATTCGATCCTTCCGGTGGCGGGGTTGTAGCGGCGAACCGTTCCGGGCGCGCCTTGTGCCTGCCCCGGCTGTCCATGCGTTGCCTGGGTGGCAAGCTTCGCAAGGCCCGACTGAACAGCATCATTGAAATCATCAAGTGCTGACTTGAAATCTTCGGGGCTCTGGGCCTGATTGAGGCGGATGAACGCCTGTTCGGCCTTCTTGCCTTCGAAGTCAGTAATCTGGCCGCCACCCTTGAGCAGTGTCCGAGCCTGAAGGAACGCGCCGCCGGCAAGCTGGTCGATGTAAGCCTGAACGCGGTTTGAGCCTGCACTGAAGTTCGGCGTTCTGGAATCAATCGGGCCGAGAACACTTGCAAGATCCGGGTCGTTCTTCAGCCGGTTTACCTGCTCTGCGACATCGGTGGCGGCCTGCTGTGCGGCAGGGAGAGCCGTTCGCGCTGTGATGGTCGCTTCGCCCTGGCCCTTGCCGAGAGCCTTCTGCTCTTCAGCACCGGCCAAATCCTTCTGCAGCGTGCCGGTCTGCGCGCCACCGGGTCCCATGACCGCGACAGAGGTGCCGAGGTCGACGGTCTTGGTGGGAGGCGCGAAGGTGTTGCCATTCCCGATGTCGATCGGCTTGAACGAGCCCCTGCTGCCGATCTGGCCATACTGGATGCCGTTCGGCGTCTGGATCGGGATGGGGTTGCCGTAGAACGTTTCCTGATCCTCGCTGCCGGGAGCCTTCGGCGGCGTAATCCATTGCCCGCTTTCGGTATCGTAGAGAGAACCGCCAGCGGAGAGGAAGTTGTTCTTCGGCTTCTGCGCCTCGAGCTTCTGCTGATAAAACAGCTTGTAGGCATCTCCACCGGACAGCGCGCCGCTCTCGACGGCCGCGGCAAGTTCGGGGTTCTGCTGGCGAAGGAATTCGAGCGTCTTGTTGCGCTGGCGGACGCCGGCAACGCCCTGCGCAAGACCTGCGACCTGCTCCTGCGGCGTAGTGCCACCGAGAAGACCGGCGCCGGCCGACAACAGCATGTCGGAATTGTTCTTGAGGAACGGCTGGAAACCGTTAACGAAGGGAGGAAGAGCCATTTAGAAGAAACTCCCCAAAAGACCGGCGCCTGTCGCGCCATATCCCAAAGCGGTCAAGAATGGATTCTGCCCAGGCTGTGACGTCGTCTGTGAACCGCCGAGCTGGCCGGCGCCCGATGCGATGGCGTTGAGCCGAGACAGGTTCTCCCACGGCTTGTTTTGCTGCTCGTTGAAGATGCGTAGCTTGTCGTTCATCTGGCGGGTGGCGAGATCCTCGTTCATCGCGCCGACCTGCATAAGCGACTGAGCGGGAGCCTGCATTCCGGTGTAGGCGGAGCCGAGCTGACCGAAGCCGGTGGACCCCATATTGAAAAGATTGCTGTTTGCCGCATCTTTGCGCTGCTGCCATGCCTGATACTGGCGCGCGCCGAGGTCGCCGATCGTGCTGCCGAGAAGCTGCTGATTAGTGCCGGAACCATACCGGCCGGCCGCAGATGCGTTGGAGTTGACCGCATTCGTGGCTTGATCGATAACCTGCTGGAAAGCCGGATCTTCGTTGATGTTGAAAGACCCGTTGGCGACGGCGCGGGTGTTGTTCAGCGCGTCCAATTGGCCGGCATTGTAGCCGCCGTTGTTGATCACGTCCTGATATTGCCCGGAGAGGCCCTTGCCGCCGATGTTGGCGTTGGCGCCTGCGCTGATGGCGTTCATGCCCTGGGTGGTCTGTGCATCCCACGGAACGACGGTAGATCCGGTGTAGACCTTGGCGCCAGTGCCGTTATTGTAGAGCTTTTGCGCCTCGGAAAGACCCTGTTTGAGGACGGGCTGAGCATCTTTCCAAGGAGCGGAATTCTGCGTCGTCGTTGTCTTGTTGCTACCACCTGGCATCAGTGCACCTCAACAGTTTCCCAGAGCGTGCGAACGCGCCCTGTGACATATTTTTCAATGAGACGCCGCCAACCCTTGCGGCCTTGAGCTACCAAGCGGTCTGTGCCGCCTACCTTCGCCTGTGACATGGCGAAATCGTACAAACAGCGCATCCACTGATCGGGGTGCTGACCGCATAGGCCGACACACCGGAATACCTGACCTGACGGCCACGTTTCGAAACGCCACACCGAAGCGAAATCAATTTGTTCGCCGAGCCCGACGATCAAGAACGCATCCCCGCGGCGGCACATCTGCCAAAGCTCGGCCGATGATGTCGCACCGCCGGTCTTGTCACACCCGATCTGCATTTTTTCACTGATTGCCGGCCAGATTTGATCAACCTCGGCGGCGCTTGCTATTCCTATCTTCATCTGGACAGGGCGAAGTTCAGCATGTTGATAACGGTTGCCTTGACGTTCGCCGCACCAATCACCTTGATCTTGTCGCCATCGCGAAGGCGGACAGGAAGGTCAGAGACAATCGTGGTCGTCTTCGTAGGCACTGAACCCACCCACACCATGAAATCCGTCGTCGTTCTTGCCTGATACCAGTAGACATAGCATGTCACGGCGCCGGCGGAATCGTTGGCAAAGGCGATTGACGCGCTCGTAAGGCTGTCATCAGTCGCCGTGACCACATCCGTTAGGGACGTTCCAGAAAGGGCAACTGAAACTGGTTGATCGACATTGCCGACGAATGTTCCGAGGACGCTCATTATTGCTCCCCGCTCGGCAGGCCGTGGGCGTTGACCGCGCTGGCGATCGACCAGACTGTTCCCGATGCGATCACAAGGCGGAGCTTATGCAGCCGCCCGTCAGACCGGAAAGGTACGAGCCCTGCCCTGTTTGCCGCGTTGGCTGTCGACCATGTGATGGTGTCGCCGTGGTAGCCCATCGTCCCGTCAGCCAAGGTAAAGCCGGAACTCGGGGCATCGGTGATCACGCGGGCGCTGTTGACGAAGGTCCGCGTGTTGCTGTCGATCTCGACCGAGGCCGTGTCGATCGTCGCCTCCAAGTCAGGACCGGAGAAATAGGCCAGTTTGTTATCGGTCGTGAACGTCGCGAAGGTCGGCCGCCCACCTGAGAACAACCGGCTGTCGAAAGGCTCGGCAACGTCATTGATCTGCGAATACAGCGTGTCCAGGCCATCCCAGGAGAGCGAGGGAGTGGCGAGCGCCATCATCTCGCCCACTGCGATATCTGTCGTACACCAGCGGTCAAGCTGCCAGTCATAGCCGAGGCGGTAGAAATTGCCGTTCAGCGCGCGGTATTTCCACCAGACGATCTTGTTGAACGGATCGGCAGATCCTTGCACATCGGCCAGATAAGTCTGGTCTACCTGTTCCAGAAACCAGCGATCGACGCGCTCGGCGCCGATCGGCTGACGGTTGACGCCACCGAAGAACCCGTCTTCCGAGAGATAGAAGAACCGGCCAGGACCGATAGAGACAATCGACCGCGGCGCAAGCGTTCCCTGCTTCGCATTGAGGACGGTGCGTGTGAAGGTGAACCCGGATGCGGGCGCAAAAGTGAAGAATTGCATGGCGGCCCGCTGGATGACCGAGAACCCGCCCTGATCGGCGAACCCGCCCATGACCTCATCGCCCTCGGGCAATTCCTGAATGTCGCAGCCCTTCTTGCCGATCGTCCAGTATTCGATATCGTTGATGCCCGACCATTGGACCGTTTTCTGGCCGTTTGTGCTGTCGAGATAGCCGAGAACGAGGAAATCACCCGCCACCCAGCTATATTTCGCCTTCGGTGGACTGCCGGCGAGATCCGCGAACAATCCGGCCGCTTCGATATCATAGATCTGGATCGGGTCGGAGAGATTGTGCGCCACCAACTTGTCGCCGAAGCGCGTAAAGGTCCATGCATCCTGCAGCGGCACGTTATACGGCGCGCTCGGGCCGGATATATCATCCCAGGAATAATCGGTGGTATCGAGCCGGTAGAGGCCCGTCGAAGTGCCGGCAATGATTACATATGTCCCGGAAGCCGTACGGACATAGACAGCGCCGCGGCATTCCCCAGGAAGAGCGTCGGAAACGACCGTCAGCCCCGGCATCGGCCCCCAGCCATTGGCAACCGGAAGGGCATTGACAACGTTGGCGCTGCTTGAGCCTTCGAATGGGCTCTTGTCTGGCTCGAAGGGCGGGAATGGAATGATCACGGCGTCAGGAACCCCATGCGCGTGCCGACCTTGGCATATTCGCTGAGTTCGTTGGTGAGGTTCAGGCCGTCGATCGTCGCAGCAACAATGGCTTGGGAGCGGGCAAGAAGCGCATCATCACGGGTGAACATCGCCAGATGCATCAACGATGCGTGCAGATACAGGCTTGGCATCTTGGCGAGGAGCCAATTGCTCGTGTTCGAATCCGAAAGAGTGGGGATGGCCGCATAATAGACCATATCCACGTCAACGCCCGACGTCGGAAAGACATAGATGGTCGAACCGGTGATGGAGAACGTGGTCGACAGACCGGCGGCTCCATCTGCATAGGCGCCGTCTGTATAGCTGCCTGTCGCATAGGAAAGCGGGTTCGGCAGAGAAGACATGGACTTTGCGGTCTTATACTGCAGGTAGTCGGTCGGCAGCGTGCCAACCCCGTCCGTCATGGTGATCGACGCAAGAGTTTCCATTTCTCGGGTGCGGAGCGGTGCAATGCCATTCGCAGGGATGCCATGATTGAAGCTATCCGTGGCGAAGGAGATGCAGTTGACCACTTCGGTCGTGGTCGCAGCGTCGGAACGCGCCGCCCAGTTGAGAACGGCCGTCTGCAGAGCGGCATAATCCATCAGATTCTACCCTTGAACGTCCGGTATGGGCGGGCATGCTCAGAGTTTAACCACCAGCGGATGTGGTCGCGGTCCCCTTCCCTGATCTTTTCCATGATCTGGTGCTGAGAGCTGTAAAGGACGTTCAGCGGGATGCGGCCGACAACCTGGCCGTCGCCCCATTTCTTGCCTTCGCTCTCGTTGTAGAGGCGCTTGTTGTCCTCGACGAGTTGATCATCGGCAAGGAACTCGGTCTTGATGACCTGCTTGCCATCGGGGAGCATGGCGATCCAATAACGATGACTGGACGTTTCCCGAAGGAGCGTCCAGTCAAGGTTTTCGGCGCCGCGAAGGTCAACCGATCGGGTCATTGCGTTCGGCGATCTTCTTTTCGATGACGGACTGTGCTTCAGCGACAGGGATGGCAATGTGATTGCCGGCCGTCACCTTGGCTGCTTCCTCGTCCGTCAGCGGACGATATTCGCCGTCTTCGCCCTGGATCTGCGCATCCGGCGAGATCGGCCGGTAATTCTTCACCAGCTTGACCGGGAATAGCTTTTCCTTGGGCTTTTCGGCATGCTTGATGTTGTCCAGCTCGGCGTTCTTTTCGAACTTCGGCTGCTCGTCGTCGACCGGCTGGAAGCGTGCTTCGCCGCGGGGTTCTGCAAACCTTGTTTCAGTTGCCGGCGGGTTGGCGTTTTGGGCCTCCAAGCCCTTCTTGTTGATTTCTTCGCGAATGCGCGCATCCGACCAGCGGCCGTCCACGGAAATACCCATATCGCGGGCCTGCTTTTCGAGATCTGCTCTGTTCATTGGTTTTCTCCTTCAGGAACAGGAAAGGGCGGCCACGAAGACCGCCCAGTTCAGTATGCGCGCCCCAACTTCGCTTAGACGGCCGCCGAGAAGGGGCTTGCTTCCGTGCCTGTTGCAGCACCGAAGATGCTGACAGCCCAGACGTTAGCCGAAACGTCCTTCAGGACAATGCGGTCACCCTTGATGCCGCCCTTGGTAGAGCCGTCCATGGTGATCGTGTCGTCGGAGGCACCGGTTTCCCACGCATTAGACGTGGAACCACCGTCTGCCGCCTGCCAGGCCACGCCAGACATGATGTCGGATGAGTTGGCGACCTGGACGATGAGGGAGTTGCTGGTGATGGTCGTGCCAACGAAGATTTCGAAGATCGAACCATCGCCGGACGAAGCAGGCAGCGTGAGAGTGCTGCCGGCCGCGCGGTTGACAGTGATGACCGTGCCGCTGTGCGCTTCCTTGGTAAGGGTAAGCGTCGCGGACGTCACGTTGATAGGCTGCATGCGATCCATGACGTTTCTCCTTAGCTCGATGCGGTCATGCCGAAGATATCGGCGATAACGGCGTGGGCTGCTTCGTTGTTGACGATCAGCGTGTATTCGACGAGCAGAACCTTCTTCTCCTGGTCGCCGGTCTTGGCCGGGTCTTCGCGATGGATGTCGCGGAGGGTTCCGAGCTTTGCCATGGACGGATCGATGAGGAAGGCGTTGCGGGCGATTGTTGCGCCGGCGCGGGCCATCTGGCGGTTTGGAACAACGGTCAGAGTGCCGAAGTCCGACAGATAGGCATCAGCAGCCGCGACGATCGTGGTCTGCGAGGTCCCCTTTGCCGCGAAGCGCTGCTGCGCAACGTTGGTATCGCTCATGAAGGTGGAGAACACCGTCTTGGCGTATGGAGACAACATCAGGGTCGTCGGGTTGCCG